CTGTCGATAGCTTTGTCCGATCTTGTCGAAAGCTGGCCGAAACGGTAGGGTTTGGGGTATGAGTCGAAAGCTGACACCAAAGCATGCCGCATTCGTTCAGGAATACCTGAAGGATTTGAACGCGACTCAGGCCGCGATCAGGGCGGGGTTCAGCGCTAAGACGGCCGAATGGATTGGCCCGCAGGTGCTCGGGAAATCTCACGTTTCCGACGCGATTGCTGAAGCGATCAAGGCGCGCGAGGCTAGAACCCAGATCACGCAAGATCGCGTCCTGCGCGAGTTCGCCCGCATCGCCTTCCTGGACCCTCGCGCGCTGTTCGACGACAACGGCAGCCCTCGGCGCATCGTGGACCTGGACGACGACACCGCGGCCGCCGTCTCGGGCCTGGATGTCGCAACAGTCGGTAACGTCGAGATGGGTATCGGCGAGGTGCAGAAGATCAAGATCGCAGACAAGATCGCTGCGTTGACGCAGCTCGGCAGGCACCTCGGCATGTTCAACGACAAGCTCAAGGTCGGAGGCGACGCCGAGAACCCGCTGCGCCTGCTCCTGGACGAGATCAGCGGCAAGTCGATCGGTCCCAAGTGAGCGAGGATTATCGGGCGCTCGCCGAGAGGCTCTCTGATCCCTGGTGGCGCGTCACCTCGGGCGCGCTCTACAAGATCATGGTCAAGGGCAGCAGCGACGACGAGTCGTTCGTGATGCCGTTTATCCCCAACTCCGCACAGCTCGATTTGCTGAATTCACTGCACGACCGCAACCTCATCATCAAAGCCAGGCAGCGCGGGTTCACCACCCTGGTTGCGATCCTCTGGCTCGACCACGCTCTGTTCGTTGCCGATCAACGCTGCGGCATCGTGGCGCACGATCGGGACTCGGCAGAGGTCATCTTCCGCGATAAGGTTAAATTCGCCTACGAGCGACTGCCCTCGGCACTGCGTCAGGCGATGCCGTTGCAGCGCGACTCGGCATCCGAGCTGCTCTTCGCCCACAACAACAGCTCGGTGCGCGTAGCCACCTCGATGCGCTCCGGGACGATTCACCGGTTGCACATCTCTGAGCTTGGCAAGATCGCCGCGAAGTACCCGGACAAGGCCAAGGAGGTCATGACGGGCTCGATCCCGGCGGTCCCCACAACCGGCGGGCTGCTGATCATCGAGAGCACGACCGAGGGCGCTGAAGGCGTGCTCTACGAGCTCACCACGCGCGCACGCGAGGTGCAGGACCTGGGCCGCTCGCTCACGCCGCGCGACTACAAGCTCCACTTCGTGCCCTGGTGGTCGGCGCAGGAGTACCGGCTCGACCCTGCCGGCGTAGCGATCGGGGAGCGCGACCGGGAGTATTTCCGCGAGGTCGAGAGCAAGATCGGGTTGCTGCTCGACGACGAACAGCGTGCTTGGTACGTGGCCACGCGCGATGCCGACTACCCCAATCAGCCCGAGCTGATGTGGCAGGAGTACCCGAGCACGATCGATGAGGCGTTCCAGCGCTCCACCGAGGGCTGCTACTACGCTCGCCAGCTCGCACAGGCGCGGATTCACGGGCGCATCCGATCGGTGCCGTGGATCCCCAACGAGCCCGTGAACACTTGGTGGGATCTCGGGGCAAACGACCAGACGGCGATCTGGTTCCACCAACAGATCGGACCCGAGCACCGCTTCATCGGCTATTACGAAGGCGCCGGCGAGGCGCTCTCGCACTACGTGGCGCATCTGCAGGGGCGCGGCTACATCTGGGGGCGCCACTACCTGCCGCATGATGCGGATCACAAGCACCTCGGCGAGAACAGCAACAAGAGCAAGGCTCAGATGCTGAACGACTTGGGGTTGCAAAACATCGAGGTGCTCGACCGGATCGACAACGTCAATACCGGCATCCAGCAAACGCGCGACGCCTTCCATCAATGCTGGTGGGATGCGGAAGGGTGCAAGGATGGGCTCGCGCGACTCCAGAACTACCGCAAGCGCTGGAATTCATCTACCGGCGCATGGGCGAATGAACCGCTTCATGACGTCAACAGCAACGGGTGCCTGGTCGCAGGCACGATGATCGAGACGCTTCGTGGCCCCGTGCCAATCGAGTCTGTCGTGGTCGGTGATAAGGTGGTCTTTGCGGGCGGGTTCTCTGCCCCCGTGACGGCCAGTGGAATGGTCAAGTGCTGCGAGACGCTCCGGCTGGACTTTGAGGACGGCTCCGTTATCGAGTGCTCGCCAGAGCATAAGTTTTTCTCAGAAAACGGGCTTGTTCGTGCCGATTCTTTGCGCCAAAATGACGCTATCATCACCGGACAGGCAAAGGTCGATCAATGGTTTCTGAGCAGCAAAGGCATCAGGGGCGCATTTACAGAGAGTTTAACGGGCGCAAGTATTGGCTACAGCCAAAGCGCGGGCTCTATATGTCGCAAATTGGCCGCAAGACGAGACTGCTTCATCTCGACCTGTGGGAGCATGTTAACGGCCATGTTCCGGCGGGGCATGTCGTGGTGCCGGTTGATGGCAACAAAGACAATTTCGACCCTGCTGGGTGGAGATGCGTACCAAGGTGTGAGGTTCTCAAGAACAAGGGCAATAAGCGCCCTGGCGTGTTGTTCTGCGACCGCTGGTACTACCCTGACCAGAGAGGGTACTTCTTCCACAGGCGCGCAGACGGCACAACGCTCAGTTTGCACAGGGATGTATGGGAGCGAGAGCGCGGAAAGATCCCGGACGGGTGGCACGTCCACCACAAAAACGAAGACAAGGGCGATAACCGGATTGAGAACCTGGAGTGCCTATCTGCTCAGGAACACATGCTTCTTCATGGGCAGACAAACCCGTGGGTTGGTAGTGCCGAGAACCTTGAGCATCTGGATTCCATGCGCGATAAGGCGGCTGAGTGGCATCGCTCGGCAGAGGGTCGCGCGTGGCATTCGGAGCATGGGCGAAAGTCTTGGGAAGAGCGAGCATGGACAGAAAAAACATGCCAGCATTGCGGATCCGAGTACAAGACTCCATACCCGACACGAAGTAAATTCTGCTCGCAAAACTGCCGTTCGCTTGCTGGCTATTACGCCAACAAAGCAGCAAAAGCCGGTTTATGACCTGACGATCGAGAAACACCATGCTTATGTGGCGAACGGGTTGCTCGTCAGCAACTCGGATGCCTTCAGGCAATTCGGCCAAGCCCTTGCCGCCGGATTGATCCGCAGGGCCGGCGCGTCGAAGTCGCGGCCGAAAGCACCGCGCTCGTGGCGCGCAGCCTGACCGCAAGCCTGAAAGCTGGCCTAACCCCTACCCTTTCACCTCAATCCAATCACCATGGACACCTGCGCATGATCCTACTCGGCGGCAAAACGGCCTGGCTCGTGCGACGAGTCGGCCCGATGGTGCTCAGCTATCAGTGGCTCGACGGCAAGCCGGCGATGTTCGTCTACCCGGAGAATCGCCCCGAGGGCTACGGCGCGCTGTGCATTCCGCTCGACTCCGCGCACCTGTGGGCCAAGGCCGACGGCTATCCGCACCTCGAGCACGCGATCCCGACCGCGATGCGGGCCGCCCCGACGATGGGCGTCGGCGTCTCCAAGCCCGGCATTCACATGATCGTCGATGCGGTGCTTGAGGGTATCCCTGATCTGCTGCGCATGCCTCCCGAGCCGCCGCGGCGGCCTAAGGCATCCCCGGTGCTCGGTGAGCTCGCGATCAAGGAAGGCGGGCGGACGATCTCTGAGCGTGAGATCACGGCGGATGAGGCTGAAGCGTGATGATGGCCTATCCACGGCTGAGAAATATCAATATGCCAGACAGCATGTATACCGCTCGCGGGCAAGCAAAAGTACACGCCAGTCTTCGGATGAAGATTGCGCAAGCTGTTGCACTGGCTGATGAAGTTCTCGCTGACCTGAGCGAGCATGCCGGCGACGCCGGCTTTATCGTTGCGAAGATTGCAACGCTGAAGCACAACCTAAACATGGTAAATCGGTACGCGAACTGCCTCGGCGATGTCGAGGACGATGCTGCATGAAGGAATCCGGTAACGTCGTTCCTCTCGATCCGTATTGCGACCCTCGCATCGACTCGCTGACGGCGGCGCTCGAGACCGTGATCGACGAGCGATCGGTCGGAAAGCTCCCGTTCGTTACCGTCATCGGCGCTCTCGAACTGGTCAAGCAACGCATTCTCCTTCGGATGGACCTTGAATGATCCGCGACGACGGCATCACCGAGTCCCGCGCCACGCGCGAGCCGATCGACGAGGCGGCTCCGGAGCCGATGGCCAAGGCCAAGCACGCGCTCGACAAGCCAAAGGCCCGCAAGATCCTCACCAAGCTGCGCGAGTGGTGGGATCAGGAATGGGACCGCCAGGCGCACAATCGCTACCAGATGGCGATGGACGAGGACTACTACGACGGTCTTCAGTGGTCGGAGGAAGACGCCCTGGTCCTGATGGAGCGAGGTCAGGCCCCGTGCGTCTACAACGAAATCAAGCCCGCCATCGACTGGATGCTCGGCACCGAGAGACGCACGCGCATCGACTACAAGGTGCTCCCGCGGCGCAAGGAAGGATCCAAGGACGCCGAGGTCAAGACGCAGGTCATGAAGTACCTGAGCGACGTCAACCACACGCCCATGCACCGCTCAAAAGCCTTCGAGCAGTCGATCAAGGCGGGGCTTGGCTGGCTGGAAGTCGGGGTGAAGGGCGACGACACCGACGAGCCGATCTACTCGCGGGCGCAGTCGTGGCGCCAAATGCTCTACGACTCCAACAGCACCGAGCTTGACCTGTCCGACGCCCGCTACCTCTTCAGGTGGCGCTACGTGGATCTCGACATCGCCGAGGCGTATTTCCCCGAGCGCAAAGCCGTGCTGCGGCGCTCCGTCATCGACGGCAGCGACACCGGGCGCGACGATGACGAAGACATCTGGTACATGGGCGCGCGTGTCACCGAGCCCGGTCGGGATTTCTCATCCCCCGGCAAGTACCGGCCCTACGACGGCGCGGCCTTCAGCCTGACCAAGCGCGAGCGCGTCAAGCTCATCGAGGCGTGGTATCGCGAGCCTCGGCGCGTGCAGGTGAACGGCGGCGAGGGCGACAGCTCGGTGCATGATCGGGCGGAGCTCGAGGTGCGGGTCGCGATCTACTGCGATGCCGGGCTGTTGTGGGAAGGCCAGAGCCCCTACACCCACAACCGCTTCCCCTTCGTGCCGATCTGGGCCTATCGCCGCTCGCGCGACAACGCCCCTTACGGTGCGGTGCGGCAGACCCGCGACCCGCAGGACGGGGTGAACAAGCGCGCCAGCAAAGCCATCTGGATCCTCTCCACCAACCAAATCGAGATGGAGGAGGGCGCGGTCGACGACATCGACGAGCTGCGCGAGGAGGCGAGCCGGCCCGATGCCGTGATCGTGCGCAAGCGCGGCAAGGAGATGACGATCCACCGCGACAACGCCCTCGCCGATCAGCACATCAAGCTGATGGAGAACGACCGGATGATGATCCGGCTCTCCTCGGGCGTGACCGACGAGAACCTCGGGCGGCAGACCAACGCCCACAGCGGCAAGGCCATCATCGCCCGGCAGGAACAGGGCTCGGTCGTCACGACCGAGCTGTTCGACAATTTGCGCTACGCCATTCAGATGGCCGGCGAGATCGAGCTGTCGCTCGTGGAGCAGTATTACACCGACGAGCGCGTCATCCGCCTTGTCGGGGACCGCGGGCAAGCGAGCTTCGTGGAGATCAACACCCAAGACCCGCAGACCGGCGAGACGCTCAACGACATCACGGCCATGAAGGCGGACTTCGTCGTCAGCCAGCAGGATTACCGCGACTCGCTGCGCATCGCGATGTTCGAGAGCTTGTTCGATATCACGGGGCGCCTGGCGCAGATGGCCCCCGAGATCGCGTTCAAGCTCCTGGATCTGGTCGTGGAGATGGCCGACATCCCCAATCGCGACGAGATCGTCTCGCGCATTCGCGGGCTCAACGGCATGCGCGACCCCGAGTCCGAGCCCACGCCGGAAGAACAGGCGCAGACGCAGCAGCAGGCACAGATGGAGGCGATCCAGCAGGAGATGGCGATGGCCGGCGCTCAGGCGCAGCTCGCCGAGCAGCAAGGCAAGGCCGAGAAGGTCGCCGCCGATGCGGTCGCGGCCAAGCTCGGCGCCATGAAAACGGCGATCGACTCGGCGCAACTGATCGCGGCTTCCCCCGGCGCGGCACCGATGGCCGATGACCTGATGGCCGGAGCCGGGTATCAACCACAGTGAGGAACAACATGACTGACGAACTCGAAGGCTTGTCGGACGAGGAGCGCGCGGCGCTCGAGGACGAGGAAGACGAGACGACCGAAGAGGCCGAAGACGAGGAGGAGGGCGACGACGAGCCGGCAGCCAAGGCCCCCGAGGCCGAAGCCAAGGCCGAACCTCCGCCGGAACAGGAACCCGTTGTCGAGAAGGAGTTCATTCCGCAGTGGAAACCGGACCCGGTCGAGGACTTCGAGACCAAGATGTCGGAGATCGACGCGCGCAAGCGCGAGCTGCGCACGCAGTATCGCGAGGGCGACATCGATATCGACACCTACGAGGAGCTGCGCGAGGCGGTCGACGGCGAGGCGCTCGCGTTGCGCGAGGCGCAGTTCAAGGCCCGGATCGCCGAGGAGCAGCAGGCTCAGGTGATGCAGCAGCGTTGGCAGTGGGAGATCGAGCGATTCCTCTCCCAGCCGGCCAATGCGCAGTACCGGGCCGACGCCGAGAACAGCCGCAACAGCGAGCTGGATGCCGTCGTGCGCGTGCTCGGTCAAGACCCGAAGAACAGCGAGAAGCCGATGACGTGGTTCTTGGAGGAGGCCGATCGGTGGGTCCGGGCGCGCTACGGCGAGACCGAGAAGCCGGCCGAGAAGCCCAAGGCCAAGCCCAAGGCGCCGATTCCGCCCTCGCTCGCCAATCTCCCGGCCGCGGACCTGGCCGACGTCGAAGGCGATGACGAGTTCGCCAAGCTCGACCGGGTCGAGGACGGCATGGAGCTCGAGCGCATGCTCTCGAAGATGAGCGAAGCCGAGCAGACGCGGTACTTGCGCGGGCACTGATGGCAACCGTCAAGGCCGACATCCGGGCCGGCGAGTCGATCAATCTCGACGGCTCCGGGTCGGCTCGCATTACCCTGATTGCCAAGTCCGGGCAGCGTGCGCGCATCGAGATCGAGGCCGATGCGTCGGTCTCGGTGCGCCTGCCCAAGACCGCGAGCGTTCTGGATACGATTCGCGGCGGTCTTCATCCTCAAAAGCTGGCCGACGCGCTATAAAGCCGTCATCAGATCGCGCGCAAGAGTGCGCCTCTGGGATCATCCGAACCCATAGGAGCATTCCGCATGAAGACCATCGTCGGCGTTGGCGATCCGAAAGCGATCAAGCGCTATTCCGCATTCCTGGCCGTCGACATCGGCCGCAAGTCCTACTTCAACAAGAAGTTCATGGGCGTGGGCGAAGAGGCCCAGACTCCGATTCAGACCTTGCCGCACCTGGAGTCCGACTCCGGCGACAACATCTCCTACGACCTGGTCATGCAGCTCAAGATGCTCCCGATTCAGGGTGATGCGACGCTGCGCGGCAAGGAAGAGGACCTGAAGTTCTACACCGACTCGCTCTACATCGATCAGCTTCGCGGCGGCGTCAACACCGGCGGCAAGATGAGCCGCAAGCGCACCGTCCACGACATGCGCAAGATCGCCCGCGTTCGCCAGTCCGAGTGGTGGGCTCGCCTGTTCGACGAGACGCTGTTCATGTACTTGAGCGGTGCTCGAGGCATCAACGACGACTTTATCGAAGGCACGACCTTCGCCGGGTACGCCGGCAACAGCTTCGTGGCTCCCGACTCCTATCACATCATGTATGGCGGCAACGCGACCGGCAAAGCCGATCTGGACGCGGCCGACAAACTCGACTTGACCCTGATCGATCGCGCCAAGACCCGCGCGCAGACGATCGGCGGCGGCACCTCGGGCCTGCCCTCGCTGCAACCGTGCGAGATCGACGGCGAGCCGCATTACTGCCTGGTCATGCACCCCTGGAGCGCCTACGACCTGCGCACCAACGCCACGACCAGCCAATGGATCGACATCCAGAAGGCTGCGGCAGGCGCGGAAGGCCGCAACAACCCGATATTCAAGGGCGGGCTCGGGATGTACAACAACGTCATCCTGCACGAGCACAAGGCGGTCATCCGGTTCAGCGACTACGGCGCGAGCAACCCGGCCGTCATCGCCGCTTCCCGCGCGCTGTTCATGGGTCGTCAGGCCGCCGTCGTGGCCTTCGGCTCTCCGGGCACCGGGCTGCGCTTCGGCTGGCACGAGGAGATGGAGGACCGCGGCAATCAGGTCGTCATCACCACGTCGTCCATCTTCGGCGTGAAGAAGACCGCATTCACCATCGACGGCACCTCGCGCGACTTCGGCGTGATGGCGCTCGACGTCGCCTGCAAAGATCCGGGCTGATAGGAGACCCCACATGCCTACCGCTAAATCCCCCTGGGTGCTCGGCTCCAAGCCGATGCCCATTCCGAACGGCTCGGAAGTCGTCAACGTGCTTGTCGAATGCCCCGTCACGGCGGCGCAGACGGCTGCCGACGACATCTACTACATGTGCGATCTGCCGGAGGATTGCGTGCTCGTCGATGCGGTGTTTGCGTCGACCGATCTCGACACCGGCGGTACGCCTGCGCACGCGATGTCCTTCGGCATTCTCAATGCCGCCGCAACCGACATGACGACCGCGCTGCATGCGGCGATCGTCGTCGGACAAGCGGGGACCGCTGCGCGGCTCACTCCGACGCTGGCGACCGTCGGAGTGAAGACCGACGGCAAAACTCGGGCGAAGCTCGGCTACAAGGTGACGACCGCGGCCGGCGCCGGTGCTGCCGGGACCGTCTACCTCAGTCTGTCCTACCGAGCGCTCACGCACGGCGCGTAACCAAAAGGCGGGCTTCGGCCCGCCTTCCACGACGGAGGCCGACATGCTGATCGAGCTGACCATCCGGCGCCCGCACGGCACCCGCGTAAACGTGCTCGGCACCCCGTATCACTTCACGGCGAAGGCCGAGGGCGAGCCGCATGTCGCGGAGGTCTTCGAGCCTTCCCACATCGAGCATTTCCTCTCGATCCGCGCATTTCGCGAGATCAAACAACCGACCGTCGCGCCCGTTCGCGTCGAACAGCCACGCAAGCCTGCTCGATCGCCCAAGGCTGCCTGATGTCGGTGCTTGTCGACGACTGGTTCCCGCTGGTCTTTCCGAGGCTCCCCGGATGCCCGGACGTGATTCTGCGGATCGCCGTTCGCGAGTCCGCCGTCGAATTCTGCCGGCGCACGCGACTGATGCGCGGGACCATCTCGGTCACGACGCAAGTCGGGCGCGCGGCCTACCCGATGAACGCGCCGACCGATACGGTCGTCTCGATGATCGACGAGATTCTGCGCGACGACATGACCCTGATCGCCTCGTCCGAAGAGGACTTCAGGGATTCGCGCTACGACAGAGCAAGCGGCACGCCCGAGGCGTACTACATCGCGGGCAATCGCGCGCTCGTGCTCGGGCCGATCCCGGATGCCGTCGAGACCCTTTCCGTGCGCTGCGTGCTCAAGCCGGACAGCCAGGCCGAGAGCTTGGACGATGCGCTGTGGGAGGACTGGCGAAACGCCATTGCGGCCGGCGCCTGCGCCTACGCGCGACGCAGTTACAGCGCATGGATGGATGCCGCGCTCGAGGCCGACGAGACCATGCGCTTCGAGGATGCCGTCGGGCAGGCGCAACGCAACAACGCCACCGGGCGCACGCGCAAGCGGTTGCGCGCGACATCGCATTTCTACTGAGGCTTGACCTATGGCCGTCGCCGTCGCAGACATCATCACCCGCGCTCAGACCATCCTGCAGGACACGACCGGCACCCGCTGGCCGACCGAGGAGCTACTGAACTGGCTCAATGATAGTTACAAGGAGATCGTGCAGGCCCGCCCGGACCTCTACCCGGTGACGGCGCCGAGCTTCGCCTGTGTCGCCGGGACGCGCCAGACCGCACCGACCGGTGCGCTGCGCATGATCGACGTCGTGAGAAACGGCGGCGGAACCAAGCGAGCCGTGCGGTTGATCGATCGTCGGATCCTGGATGACCAACTCCCGACGTGGCATGACCAGACCCCGACGGCAGAAATTCAACACTGGATGTTCGATCCGCGCACGCCGCGCGAATTCCTGGTCTACCCGCCGGCCAGCTCGGGCACGACGCTGGAGATCGTCTACTCGGCCGTCCCCGCGGCGCACGCCTCGGCGACCGGAAACATTGCGATTATAGACAGTTACGGCAACGTGATGCTGGATTACATCCTATATCGCGCCTATAGCAAGGACGCCGAGTACACCGCCAACGCCGCCCGCGCGGCTGCGCACTACGGCGCCATGCAGAACGCCATGCAGAGCGGCGCGACAAGCGATGCAGCCGGGCGACCGGGCGCGCAGCCCGGCCTTCAGCCGACTCCCGGTCAGACTACAGTTCGCTAACGGAGCACGACAATGCCGACCCAATCCCCGAACCCGATTGTCGGGCCGACTTACGGCAAGCTCGTCGATGACGGCGTGGAGTTCTTCCTGTCCTTGCCGTTCAGCTCGCGCGTGACCGTGGAAGCTCGCACGGTCGCTGCAGGCGCGGAAGCCCCGGCCGAGACGTTGCAAGGCCACCCGCTGCGGGCCGACAAGCTCCAGGAGCTGAACCGCGCGATCCTGCTCGACGGCGACGTCTACGCCCGGTGCCTGGAAGGCAGCGTGGAAGTCGTGCTGACGCTGAGGGCCTGACGTGCAACTCACGGCGCTGACCAGACTCACGGCGCTGACGCGTAGCGGTGTTGCTGCGCTCGGACAGGGCATTCTCCAACCCATCGTTATCGTCTCCCCGACCACAGGTGTCGTCTTCGTCACCGCAGACGGCAAAGTTCTCGTGCGCGGCACGAAGCGCGTGAAGCCGCAGGAATCCTAAGATGGCCGACCTAACGACCTTCCCCATCCCGACCGAAGTCCTCGATCCTGCCGATTGGCCCGAGTTCAAGGGCCGCACCATCCTCAACGGCGAAGTCGACCCGACCGACGAAGGCGAAGACGGCGACTTCTATCTCAATACCGCGACGCAGACGATGTTCGGCCCGAAGGCTGCCGGGGCGTGGCCGGCGGGCGTGTTGCTCAAGGGGGCGGACGGCACCAACGGCACGAACGGTGTCGACGGCGCCCCGGGCGATGCTCCGCCCATCACAACCGCCACCATCACAGCCGGCAACCTCGCAACCCCCCTAGACGGAAACCACCGCACGCTCCAGCTATCAGAAGATGTCTCCGCAGGCTGGGCCGCGCCCCTGCCGTCCGGCGGCGATGCGTCGATGCGGGTCTACTGGTGCTCGCTCGACATCCTTCCGCCGAGTTCAGGCGGGCCGTATGCGCTGTCCATCCCGGCGGCCTGGCTGTGTTTCGGCCAGCTCGACACGATCGCGCTCGAGGCCGGCGACGACCCCGTTACCGTGACGCTACGCACTTGGGGCGCGGCCGGAATCGCATATGTCGCCACGCAAGGCAGCCTGCCGGCATGAGCCGCTTCCATCAATTGATGTTCGAGGCCGGGATGCGGGCTGGGCGCCGTCACAACGACATCGGGATCCCCGGCGCATGGGGGTTCGGGGTCGGCGTGACGCCCTACGATCGCGTTCCGGCAGGCTGGGAGCCCGCGGCGGATCACGTCTACCCGCAAGCCGATGGTTACGGCAACTACATCTACCTGGACGGATCCGTCGCCTCCTATGTGCCGGCGTTCTATTACAAGTGGGGCACGGGCAGCAACGGCCTTCCGCTCAACGCGGTGGACATTCAGGGCTTCTACGCGTTCCGGAATCGCGCTCACGCGGCCCTGTCGGGCTACGCCCTGCATCGAGCGTTCGTCGATGGCGGGCAGATCAAGCCAGGGGTCTTCGTCGATAAATACCAATGGTCGGCGAGGACGTACAACGGCAACGTCGTCGCCGCCAGCATCAAAAACGGCGATCCGCTTTCGAGCAATGCAGGACGCAATGGCTGGGGCTCGCTGCTCACCGAACTGACGACGGCCGACAATATTTATGCCGGCGCACTGGCGGTCGCCAAGACGCGCGGCCCGCAGTTCTTCTGCAATTCACGCTTCATCTGGGCCGCGCTGGCGCTGCTCTCCTACGCACACGCGCAAGCCTCGTCATCGGCCGAGCGCTGCGGCTTCTATCTGCCTGGCGCCAATTTTCCCAAGGGCAACAACAGCAACAACGCCGCGCGCACCGACGTGAACGACACGAGCTGCTCATGGGCATCGAGCGGCTACAACTTCTGCGGGCTGACAGGCTCCGCGAGCACGTTCGCGAAATCCACGCACAACGGCCAGAACAATGGGGTTGCCGACCTCAACGGTAATGTCTGGGAGGTCACGCCCGGATTCACGAGCAGCGGCTCGGAGTTCTTTATCCTCAAAGAGTCGGCCTCGATCGTCGATGCGACCGGCGGAACGACGCTGGCGACGGATCTCTGGAGTGCCGCAGGCTATACCGATCTGCACGACAACTTCGGCGCGACCTACGAAAGCGCGATCGCGCGCAACAGTATCCCACGCTACGCCGGCGCCAGCCAGGCATTCAGCGACGCCACCGAAGGGAGTGCCTGGGCATTCGCCGGCATGGGCGGAATGCTCGCTGCGGGCGCCAGCGCGGGCGGTACGGCCGAATTCGGCAACGACGGATTTTGGGATTATCGTCCAAAAACCCTGTGCCCGATTTCGGGCGGGAACTGGACCGACGGGGCGCTCGCGGGGGTCTGGACGTTGGTTTGCAGCCATGTCCGAGGCAGCTCGTATGTCGGTGTTGGTGGCCGGGCCGCGG